CATTATTTACTCCAAAATCCTTGAAACAAATTAGCTAATATAGCACCAATTAAAGCAAAAGCGCCGCCGACCATCATCATTGTTTTCCAGCCACCATGTGCAGTAGCCAAAGTTTTTTGTATTTCTTGAATTGCCAATTTAATTTCCTGCATTTCCTTAACCATTTTGTCCATATCGTCTTGCAGGTGTTGAATATCATTGGCGTGAGTTGCTAGTTCCCTAGCTGTTTCTATTGGATCTATATCGCTCATTTTAACATTTCCATCTGGCTAGACTAGCCGCTTTACGAGTAGGTCTACCCTTTTCGTCTTTCATTGGTCCGGGCATTCCAGACATACGAGCACAGAATGACTTCTTCCTAGCACCGCCTTCAGGCTGTGGAGCTTTTAGGTTAGAACCAGTAGCTTTATTATAAACTGCCCTACCTTTGGCAGTAAGCCCAGCCCCCTTAGAAACAGGAAGCTTTTCACCACGACCTATTGCTAGAGAAGGGCCTTTTTTCTTAGCCATATTGAACAGTTTGATAACTTATGTTTGTAACATTTGCATAGACACCATTTCTTGCTAATACGCCTTCACCAGAAAAAATTACTTGAAAAGGCTGTACAGCAGTTCCTGTATTGTAGCTAGTCATCCACTCATTACCACCGTAAACATAAGTGCAGTTTGCTGTATTAGCAATAGACCCTGTATTAATATCGGTAATGGTAAAAGTATTAGCCGTAGCATTTCCTATTGGAAAATTACCAGCAGTAGCTGAAACGTTTGAAATTGGAGCAAAAGTAATTCCAACTGTTTGACCATTTGCTAAACCATGTCCTGTACTAGTTACTGTAACTACATAACCTGTACGAGCATATGTAGCTGCATTAGGCGCAACGTTAGTATCAAAAATATCAATAGCGCCAGCAGTGCCGTTGCCTTGATATACCAAGTTTTTCAAACGAACCCGACCAACATATAAAAAGCCAGAACCGCTAAGGTGCGAGCCTTTTACGTCATATTGCATTGTCATAATTAATCTCCTAAAGATTTAAGCGGGGGACGAATCCCCCTAGATTAATTAAACGTTTTGTTGACCGTTGTCAGCTACGTAATAATGAATAGAGCCAGTAACAGGGCCGCCAACAGCACCAGCAGTACCGATAGCTGAGGTAACAATAACTAAGTTAGTTGCATTAGCCGCATTACCTAATCCTGTACCAACAGAAGTTGAAGACAGATTAATAATTTGACGGGTTGTTACGTTACCGTTATTTAAAAATGCATTAGGAACGTTTGTACCTAAAGTGCCAGTTTGACCGGGGCCAATACCAGAAATTGGGGTAAACCCTATGTTACAGGTTGAATTAGCGCCAGTAGAAGGGTTAGTAATGCTTATGCTTGTTACAACAGCATTTGCTGGAAGAATCAAAGTAGCAGCATTGGCTGCTGAAGAAACTACTACGTTAGCAGTAGTAGAAGAAGTATTTGCAATATAAAACTGGGCGTACATGCCCATTGAGCCAGCATAAGCTGTACGAGTGGAATCTCCACCTGTTGAACGCCATAAGGCTGAGGTAGTTGCTAAAGTCATAATAAATTGTCCTTGCATATAAGATCAGCCTATCAATCAATATGCTGTCTGCCGGGACAGTTTGATAAGCCGGTTTTCCCGGTTTCTCCAATAATACTACAACTAAAAATAAATACAACACTTTGAAAAAGAAAAACCCCGCCTTTTGAGCGGGGTCTTCGTAAGTCTTATATAAGACTAATTAAGCACCAGCAGATAAATACTTTATCACAAAACCAGCACGTGGTCCTCGACTAATTGGTTTTCCAGATTTCAAAACACGATTCACTGTTGGAGCGGTAAAATCAAAAGCCCGCCTAAGAGATGTAATACTATCAAACTGAACAGTAAAACCATCTGGGTTGGTGACCGCAACACCCTTACTAACTTTATCGCCATGTTCAGGGCGCTTCTTGCCGTACCAATAGTTACCTTTACCAGATAAGGTGGCGGATATTTTATCTTTTGTAGCTTTGGAAACAATATGACCTTGCATGGATTTTCTACGTTTAGTCTTTTCTTCCTCAGTCTGAACTCTTTCTTTACTAGCTTTGGATATACGAGCCTTGGCCTCTTCTGTGTGTTTATATCCCCAAGAATTACTTAACTCTCCACAAAGCCCCAAATGCGGAGCCGTTGCATCTGTTCCCAAGTTATAGCAATAATCTTTACCCACATGCTCTTTAAGCCATACGTTTTCTGCGGCAAGAATATCAGCACCTTTATCCAGTTCAGTAACAATAACAAATATAAAAGCTTTTTCGCCATACTTATTCCAAGCGGCCTGAAGGTATTTGTTGTTATGTCGGTTATTTCTTAGTTCAGAAAAATGCCTTGCTCTTCTTCTGGACATATTAACAGTGCTACCTACATAAAACTTGTTGTTTACTACATTAATGATTTTATAAATACCTTGTGACATATATCCTCCTGTTTTAGGTAGAATACACTAAATTAATTAATAACGCAACAGATAATTAAAAGGGGAACCGAAGTTCCCCAGTTGCCTTATGTTATAAGGGCTACAGGTTAGGCACCTGCTGAACCGAACATCCCGAGGGGATCGCTCCAGCCGAAGCTATAACGCTCACGAGACTTGTAACGAACGTTACCAGTATCGAAGTCGCCGTCCATTGACTGAGCCAAAGGAGTACGCACAAAGTGCTTCATACCGTTTGGAACGTCCGTGGTCAGGAACCAAGCATTGGTGTCGGTCAAGAAGTGGTTAATGGTATAACCTTCCGAGACAGAACCGTTGTTCTTAATAGCATTAATATCATTGTCGTTTGTACCAACACGCAATTCAGTTTCGAGCAAGCGAGTTGCAACGAACTGGAGTGCAGGAGGAACAACCAACTTCTTAGGTTTGGAAGCAATTAACAAGCCACGCTCATCAGTCCATAAGCTAATTTGAATAACGGCGGCTTCTAAAGAAGTCTCGTTTAAATCAGCAGGAGTTGATGGAACGTTGCTGTTAGTGCCGCCAGATACCAATGGGTGGCTTGCGCTGAATAAAGGCTGACCGTCACCACCGTTATAACCGGAAGTGAAGCCATTGTTTAATACAGCAGCAGCTTTAACCTGTTTGGTATAAGCCATAGCACGAGCCAAAGCCTTGGTATAACGAGCTGACAACGAGTCATACAAGTTGTCTTCGATTGCCTCTTCCGTTAGGGAGAAGCCCAAAGCGATAGTTTCGTGGTTGTAGCGAGCAGTCCATGCTTCTTGCGCATTGTCATAAGCGATGGCGGAGCCTTCGTTTTTAACAGGTGCAGCAGAAAAGCCGGAAAGCTTTGTTTCTTCTTCAAAAGAACGCTCTGAGGTCTCAGTTTCATAGATCTCTTTATGTTCTTCACCGTAGCGAGCATACTCCAAACCGAACAATGCATTCAATCCGGGGAGCAACTCTTTCAGTAGTTGTGCGCGTGAAATAGCCATTTAAGTAGCTCCTTACAGGTAATTCTGGGCCGCAGCCAACAGAATCTGGGGGTTATTCAACTTCACGATAACTTCCGTGTAGGCGTTTGTACCTGTGGCTGTTTCTGGAACTACTGCTACTGCACGAACAGGTAGTGCTGCAGCGTTACCAGTGCCTGAAACAGGCGCAATAACTGAAACAGCGGAATCACCAGTGGTGGTGGATCCTGTACCTTGACGCAATTGCAAGTTGGTACCAACAACAGCAGCGTTAGCCGTAGTAATAGTAGCGTTACCAGAATAGGTAATAGCTACTTTAAATGCAGCAGACGCATCATCAACAACATAAGCAACAGCCGAGCTAGCAGCAGCATTACCGGGGTAGTACTGAGCTTGAACGGTTTGATTTTGACCGTTAACATATTGAACACCCATAAACACACCATAAGTTAAGTTAGCGGTGTTGTCTGTGGTTGAATCAACAGTTACGTTCGATTTAATAATACTGCCACCTTTGATCATAACGATGTCACCGTTGAAAATCGCAGTGTTATAAGTACTTGCGATTGGCAGTTGACGAGTAGCCCCAGCATAAGGCATAAAGTCAATACGGTTAACAGGAACTAGACCATAGGGAGCAGAAACGGTTGGATAAGCCATTTGAATCTCCTAATTAAGTTTATTTACCAGAACCAAAGCTAGTCGAGGATTTACCTTCTTTGAAAAGGGGCATCCGGGGATCACTTTGGCGCATTAAATTATTGTCTACAGCGTCCGTCTGAGCTAATGTTTGCTTGGCGTAATAAGAATTACGCTGATCAACAAACTCTTCAGGAGTTTTGCAAAGTAATAATCCACCGATTTCAATGTTGTCCTTAAAGCGACTTGTTGGATCGATTAACAGTTGGAATTTAGGTTGTTCTTCAACATGAACCGGTTCCCATCCTTCTCTCAGCTTTGCTGAAAGGTTACGCGGATCAGGACTGTTTAATGTTGAAACACGAATCCATCGATAAGCATACCCAGCCTGTTTATCAGGCTCAGGGAGCAGTTCGGGGTTTGCCCACCGTTGGGGACGTTCCGTTACTGCACGGGTTTCAAGCTCACGAGTCTTTTTTACTTCAGCCATTTTGGGCCTCCAATTTAGTTAGTTCACGGGCGTACTGCTCTGGGGTTAATCCTAGCTTTTTCGCAAGTAGGACTTGGGTTTTGCTCATACGAATCTTTTTCGGAGACGTGCTGCGTGTTGCCGGAGCGACTACCGTACTAGCTTTTTGTCTCTGAACCTTTTCAGGCTCTTCAACACTTACTTCTTCTTCCCCGTCAAAATTCTCAGGGAATCGTTTACGCATTGTTTTATCAATTTTTTCATAGTACTCATTTGATCCAGCCGGGATCCCGTTGCGTACTAATTTTTCGTGCAATCCTAATGCCAGACTCGTCATTTCTTCGTCTTGACCGAACCAATCGTTGTTCTTTTGCCATTTCAAAGCTTTCTTATCAGGGGCATTAACCTGCTGATTAGTGATTTGTACTGGATTTTCTTGCTCTTGTAAAGCTTTTTGGAACTGTGGTTGATAATTATCTACTTTATCTGCCTTTAATTTTGCATTTGTAATGCGTTCTTGGGCAGCAAGTAGTCTATCTGAGTCACCAGATTCGTAAGCGGACTTAAATTCTGCCTTGGCAGAGTCTAATTCTTGCTCAGTTGCCTGTTTTACAGCGTCAACATAGACATTTTCCCCATTAGAAAGACGTTGTTTGAGGGTTTTATTCTCTTCCAACATTCTTTGTGCTAGGCGAACTGCTTCTTGTTGCTCCCTAAGCGCTGCTTCTTTTTCGCGGCGCTCTTGGTGCCATACTTTTTTAAGATCTTTTAGCTTTTTCTGGGCTTTTTCTTGGTACTCTTCAAGATTATCGTCCTCTAAAGCCTGAATTGTCTCAGGATCTACTGGCTTTCTGTTGCGATCTTCTGGTGGCGTATCGTTTTCTACTTCAATTTCGATTTCACCGTCACTCATTTCCGCTCCGGGTTTGCTGACTTCAATTTCGTCAGGAAACTCGTATTTGTTCATTTCTTGAGGCATGTTTTTTTACTCCTTAAGCACGTTTTATGCCACGGGGATCCATTACTACTGCTTCCACCGTGTCATCGTTAATCATCCGGAACTCTCTACCATGAATCAGTAGGCGTGTTCCAGCGTTTGGTCGAACGATAATGAAATCGCCCCTTTTACACCAAGCACCGTTAGGAAATCTAGTGCTATCAGCGTAACAGTCTGGACCAAGATCTACTACAAAAAGGACTGTTGCCAGCTTTTCTTCGTAATCAATCGTTTGATCTGACTTTAGGATACCGCTTTCATATTCTTCTTCTACTTCTGGAATAGCGCATAGAATGCGGTAGCCAGAGGGTGTTGGAAGTTGTCGTGCTTTTTCTTCTGCGTCTTTGTTCAGTAAAGCTGATAAATCAACTGCTTGATTTAACTGAAGTTCACTCATCGGAGTTCTCCAAGTTTCGTGCAAGGTCTGTAATATAAAGACGGGCGGTCAATAGACCTTGAACTTCACCACACATCTTTTGGTACTCTGAGTAATCTTTCGCTGTACCCGTACCTAATGCTTCTTGTAACCGTGCTACTTTCTCATCTATCTGGCTCTTGAGATGAGTTAGAGCTTTGTCTAGCATTATTCACCTTTCGTGGATTTCTCCGTTTTTGACATTATTTCTTTATGCTTGGCAACGTCAACTCCAAGCTTATTTGCTTCTAGCATTTCCTTAGACATTAGTCTTGCAGATTCGATTTCTCGTTGAATCTGTAATTCTGCTTGGTCTTTTTGGGCTTTAGCGTTCATTTGCATTCCTGCAATACGCTCTTGCGAAACAATTCTTGATTGCTCAATTTGCAGTTGTTGTGCCTTAGCCTGTGCGTCAGACTGTGCTTTCATTTGCTTAGTTTGAGCTTCTTGCTGCTTAATTTGTAATTCTTGTTGTTGAATCTGTACTAATGGATCTTGGGCTGCCTGTTGCGCTTGTTGCGCTGCAATAGCCGTTTTATCCTGTTGTAACAGTTTCTGTGCTGCGGGTGCGGCAAGGCGGGCTATCTGTAATTCCACTTCTTCAGGAATTGCATAATCTTCTTCTTCCGAGTAAGGAATTGGAACTCCAATCATATCTTCCATTTGCTGACGATATGAGTAACCCAAGTGTTCTTGAATATGAGCCATTAAAGCGCCCATAATCATTTGAGCTTGTGGGTTTTGACCAATCGTTTGCATGATTTTTGGATCTTGCATTAGAGCCATATGAACTGCAATATGAGCGTCGTGATCTTGATATAAGAACGCCTTTAATGGTTTACCTTTAAGGTTATCCATATTCTCTGTTATTGGGTCTCTTGGTCTTTGATCGTCTGGCAAGGGAACTAACTTAGCTGCGTCTTTGATTCCTAGAACGTCTAACATTTGACGGTGTAATAAGGGAAGGTTGTAAAGTTGGGGCGCGGATTGAGCCAATTGAAGAGCAGCTTGATACTGCATAATCTTTTGACTCATTGTTGCCGCATTAGGATCGGATACTGGAATTACTTCTACATTGTCATAATCCGACTTCTTAGCTCTACGGTCACCTTCTTGAGGATCATATGAATACTCTTCAGGTGTGTAGTCTGCAATAATTATTTTTAATAACTTAAACTCGCGTTTCATTGAGTAATGAATGCGGGCTTGTACGGCAGACATGACTTTTAAAGTTCTTTCCAGAATAGCAAGGGTTGTCCCTACTGGGGTATTCCCTGACATATCTGCAACTTTAAGATCTGCTGCTGAAGCAAATCTGCGGCCTTCGTCTACGATCTTATCCAGTAAGCCAGCCAGAACCATTGAAGGTTCTTTGTATGGCAACGGCATAATGTTGTCTTTCATTGTGCCGCTAGGTACGTCAACGTCACGGAATTCTCCGGGCGCTATCGGTGTGTCGTCTCCTTTAACACGCAAGCCACGGGTCTTAAAGCCACCCGGCAAGTTTGAAAGTGATCCGGCATCAACGAGTTGGCGGAGGATACTAGTGCCTGACTTAGCAAAAGCGCCGATAAGGTGAATAAGACCAAAACAATAGAAGCCAAAACCGGGAATATAGCCGTAGTGAACAAAGTGCTGACGTTTCTTAAAAGTTTCATCATCTGGGTTCCAATTTCTGCGGATCGCTAATACTGAACCGGATCCTTTTTCAATGGTAACTACATAGGGGAGGGCAATTCCTGTTGGCTCTCCGTCTTCTCCTTCATGCTCGTAACCTTCTAAGTCAAGGTCAACGTGCATTTCTAGTACTTTATATCTGTCGTCTGAAGTAGCTCTAAAGCCAAGCTTTTCTGCAATTTTCTTTTCTACTTCGTCTAATACGTTGTCTGGTGTTCCTAAGTCAATGTCTCTGTAAAAACCGGCAACTTGAAGTTTTCGTAGTTCATTCTCGCCTTTACGCATAACGTGAGTGACACGCTCTGCAGACTCAAGACTAGAAGCTCCATAAGGAACTACGATATCTTCTGCTGGAACATACATAGCGACCTGACGCTGAAGGCTTGGGTCATAATAAATTTTCTTAAATGCATTACCTGCAATACCCAAACCCCAGAGCAAACGCTCTTGCTCAGGGCGATATTCTTGCATTACGTCTGTTAACTGATAGTTCATGTCCGCTTGAACACGTTCAGCAGCGGCTTTTTTCTCGGGCGTTTCTTTGCCGATAATCTGGGTCTTTACTGGACCTGCGGCTGGGAACGTTTCCATAATTGTTTCAGACTGGAACTTAACAAGTGCTTCTGAAAGCAGTGGGTGATAAACACCACAAGCGCCTTCCCAAGGTTCTGTGCGTTCTTCAATCTTAAGTCCTAAGAGTTCTAGGCCGTCTACATAGGTCTGGATCCAGTCTTTGCGAGAAGCAACGTCTGAATCAAAGTCTCCGATTAAGTCTCCAGCGATTTCAGTTAAAGCGCCTTCGCTCATGTAATCGGCTAGGTTTGCACCAAAATCTTCGTCGGTTTCTACTTCGTCATTTAAGTCGTCTTCCGCTAGATCCTCAATTTCAATTTCAATCTCTGGCTCGTTTATTGCTAGAGCTTCGATCCCTTGAGGGGCTTGGTATAAACCTTTTTCAATTGCCATATTGTTTCCTAGTAATACGCAGCTTTGCGTCTATAAATTGGTTCGTCTTCTTCGTCTGACGGTAATCGAATGAAACCGCCTTTTCTAAAACGGATCAAAGCTTGCGTGGAAGAGTCCACTAAGTCATCGTGATCCGAGTTTGGAAAAGCAGCCATTTCTTCAATTACTTCATCAGCCCACCTTTTGCCCGGCGCCCATACCTTGCCAGACGCAAATAAATCTGTTACGGAATTCAGCCTCGCTATCTTATCATTACCACGGGTCGGTGTAAACTCTGTCACCGGTATACCCATGCGTCTTAATTCAAATATAAGAGGCGTTCCTGAAGCTTTTGCCTCAACAATAAAGGCGTCTGGTTCCCATTCTTTGTACATTCTAAAAGCGCGTTCTTTCAGTTCTGGGAACTCTAGTCTTTCTTTCATTGCGTCTAAAAGAATAATGTTGGGTTGCATTTCGTCTTCATTAAGATAAAAAACTCCCCATGTAGTACAGGCAGAATAGTCTGACCGC